TAGTTGCAATTCCCGAGGTTTTCCGCGTCGGCGAAAGAGGCTGCCGAGACAACGTCTCGCAGCCAGCACCAATAACTACGGGTGAAGCTCAACCACGGTGCCAGCCGGAACAACGGCAGTTGGGATTTGGAGATCGTGTAGTTGTTCGGAATGTTGGTGCCGTCAGAGGCAGGAGCAAAGATATGGCTGCCGTACATCATGTTCTCGTTGGGGAGTTCCACGGTGCTGTCATACCAGGTGCCGCCGGACGGTCTGCCGTTGGACACGGCGTTTGTCAGATGCTCACGGTGGTTCAGGATGTGGGCAGAGCCAAAGGCAGCATTGAAGGTTGCCTTTGCCTGCGTCAGGCCGTTTTTATACATATCGCTGCCCACATAGCCGCCCTCAGTTGTGTTGCTGGCGTTCATGTGGTAGGTGTACAGATGGTTGCGGGGGATGATGACAACATGGTGTGTGGTGCAGGCAGTATCGCCGCACTGATACCAGTAGTCGAAACCGGCCACAATGTAGTCCACGCCGTCGATCTGCCAGTAATCGCCGAGGTAAATATCCTCGAACGTACCAGCTTTGATAGCAGCGGCCTGCTCTGCGGTCAGGCTTCTGCCCAAGTTTTTCCCCCGGTAGATCATATTGTGGGTGCCAGCATTATCCAGGATGCTGATGGCCTTGCCACCGCCGGGCATAACCAGCGGACCCGTCAGCGTACCGCCGGACAGAGGCACATAGGTTTCCTTTGCTTCATCTTGCAAAGCCTTTTTGGTATCGTCGATTTTGGTGTTGATCTGTTTAACCTGATCGTTCACCATCTTCACGGACGCAACCGCGCTCGGGTCAACGGTCACTTTGATGTTGGCGATATTGGAAATTGCCATGACACCGAACAGTTCAATTACGAAGTCGCTGTTCTCGGTGTGGGACGGGATTTCAACGCCGCGGTCATCCTGCATGATAAGGAGCAGCGTTTCATCGCCGTCGGTCAGCTTTGCGTATACACCGACCTGATGCAGGATATAGCCCGCTTCCACATCACCGTTCGTGATCTGGATTTTGATGCGCTTGCCAGCATCGTTGCCGGTGTTGTCGCTTGCATCTTCGATGCCGAGGATTTTAAGGGTCTGCTTTTCCTCCTGCACATCGGTGAGGGCTGCCAGCGAAGCTTCCTCCGTGGTGCCGGAGCCGCCCACGGCCTTGGTGATCGTCATCGTTGCGCCGGACAAGACCTCAGACATCATATCCGTGCCGACGGTTGTAAAGACAGATTTGTTCCAACTCATGTATTCATGCCTCCGATTCTGACTTCAATTTGCTGCCTGTATGCAGCAATGCCCGCCGGAGCCAAGGTTGTTGCCTTGTGATCCGCCGGGCGAATATTTCCTTTGATGTAGGCTGTCATCTGCATCCGTATAGCAGCGCAGCCCACCGGGGCGTATGTGGCAGCCTTGTGGTCCTTCGGCCGCAGGATTCCGATGATCTTCGTCGATTCCTGCTGCCGGGTGCCCCACACTCCCGCCTTTGCGTAGGTCGTGGACAGCAATTCACGGGGGCGCAGGGTGCCAGCGATGGGCACGGCCACACGCTGGGTTGTGCCGTGGTAGCCAGCTCCGACGTAGGCTGTGGTCGTATCGTTGAAGATCAGGTAGCTGATCCCTTCCAGGTGCGCCGTACAGCGGCGGGCATATCCCAGCAGGTCTTCCATTCTCTTGATGGTGTAGTAGGAGATGTCGGCGTTCTCCGTGATGTTGACGCGGAGCCGCCAGTGCCCCGGCGTTCCGCCGTAGTCGTACCACTCCACGATCTCCGAGTTGGGATAGATTGCTGAGATTGCCTGCTTCACCGCCCATTCAGTGCCGCAGTACCGCCGCACCTCCATGGCCGTCTTGATGACCCGGCGTTTTGTTTCCACCGGGTAATCATCCCGATACCAGTCCACCTTGAACTGAACCGCCAGAACATCCAGCAGGTCTTCCGGCAAAGAATCTATTGCGGTGTAGACGTGGATGCGCTCGATGACTTTCAGTTCTTTTTTCAGCCGCTCCCGATATACTGCGTCAATGACCTTAACCCAGTGCTGCTCTGCAATGCCGGGCGGCAGACCTTCCAAAAGGCCGGTATCACCGATCTTAATCATCTTCGATACCTCCGTAGGTGATCTTGCACTCCGTCACCTTCGACACCTGGATTTTGGACACCACGGTATCAACCGGGGCAGTCAGCCGCGGGCGTTTCGCCCCGGCCTCCCGCACCCGCATGATGAGTTCCGCCGGGTCGATGTCCAAGCCGATTTTTCTTTGCCAGGTCTTGTATTCCTCCACTGCTTTCTCTACGTTCTCCTGGATCAGTCCTGCATTTTTGACATTGCTGGATGCGATGTAATAGGTCAGGTTGATGCTGTACGGCACTTCCTCCGGGGGAACGCCGACCACAAGATCACCCATCGGCTTCTTTATGTCTGCAAAGTAGCGTTCCAGCTCTCGGCATTCTTCCTCCGTCGGAAGTCGGCCATCTTTCAGCAGGAAATAGATATAGACCGTGTACCCATCCTCGCAGATAGGCTTTGCGGCGGTGACGTCGCTGCGCCAGCTTCGGGCAAAGTATTCATACAGATCGACCGGGCCAGCCACGGACACATTGGACGGCGCAATGTAGGCACGTTCTGTCAGGGAATCGTCGTCCTCTTTTTCCACGCCGCCGCTGGTTACGGAGGTATTCTCCACCGATGCCACATACGGGATCGGGTCAACCAGCACGTTGATCTCGCCAATGGCAATTCCCGTGCTGTCTGCGCCGGCATCTACCGCCACCGCCGGAACATCCACGGTCAACTCACCAGCCGGAATCTCCGCATACTCGCTCGTGGTGAAATACCGTTTGTCTGCCGTCCTGGTTTGCGTTCCTTCCGGGATGATCGTTGTACTCGTCCGGGCAGCGGCCAGCGTGAACCGCAACACCGTGGTGGCATATCCAGCCTGCAGGCGTTCCGTTCCCACGAAAGGAACGAGGTTGTCCAGGTTTGCCCCGGTGCTTGTGGGCAGAAGTTCCGCTTTCAGAGCGTTTGTGGCATACTCGATCGTGTGATGGGATCGGTGCGCCAGTGTAAGCAGGACAAGCCGCGCCTCATTGCACCGTGCCAACGGGGTGCTTTCTGTTCCGTCAAGCTCCTTATCGAACTTTGCATACAGTGCCTTGCAGTCTTCAATGGCTTCTTCCAGCGTTTCAGCACCTTCAACTTCAATGTCGGGGAGATTTTCAAAAGCCTTGATCTTAGACAAGTTCGTACACCACCTTCGGAATCACTTCGCCGCGGACGACGTCGCTTTCCAGCCAGTCAACCCGCACCACCCGTGCCCGCGGCTCAAACTCTGCTGTCTTCTCGGTCACTTCCCGGACATACAGAGCCTTTGCCACTTCGATGGGCTTATCAAGAAAAACGCCCTGGTCAATACCAAGGCTGCGGTCACCCTCCTGGCTTCCAAGAGGGGTGGAGTACAGTGTGCGCAGGCACCGCGCAACATCCTGTATTTCCTCCTGCGTTGCGCTGTCTTCGGACAGGGCAAGCATCGTGTTGCTGATGTCGATCATACATACTCCTTTATTGTCAGGCTCACCTTGCACTGTACCAGCAGGCCGTGTTTTATCACGGCATCCCAGCTTTCACTTACATCGGTGATTCTGAATCGGTTTTCTGACAGCGGGGCAAAGCCGATGATGAAGTAGTGAACCTCACCGTCTTCCGCCATCTGCGTCAAGCGTTTCAGCATCTTGCGCGGATTCACGCCATGGGCGGCATCTAGCAGAATATCGCAGGTGTACTCCTTGAGCTTCGGGCCGACGTACTCCGGCTTCGCCTTGCCGTTGATGACCTTATGCTCAACCCACTCTGCGCCGGTGCTACCCTTGAAGTTGGAGAGGGTCAGCGTCCGCAGGTGCCCCACGGAGAAAATCACATCTCCGAAAATGCCAACATACATTTCCGCACCTCCTTACGTCGGTGGGCTGGTCTGATTGCCCAGGTTGCCCGTGTGCATGTGGTTCACCAAAGACTTGCCAGACACTACCACGTCGCCACCGCCGCCGGTGATGTTCACCGTTCCGGCACTGGCCGTGATCGTGCTGGCGGACAGTTCCAGCGTTCCGGCAGCCTTGATGGTGATTCCCGCCGGGGAGTTTACCGACACGGCTCCGCTTTCGCTGATCGTAACGGTTGCGCCGCCCACCTTGATTTCCAGGCTCTTTGCTTCGAGAATGTGCTTCCCGTCCACATGGTCCGTCAGTTCTTTTGCGTTTGCATCAAACTTTCGGTATGCTTGTCCATCCTTGTTGGAGAACTCCTTGCGGTAGATGCCCTTCTTGCCCTCCGCCGGTTTGATTTTATCGTTCCAGATCGTGCCCACCACCACCGCATCTTCTGGGCTATCCCCGGGGTGCAGCACAAGCACCATATCTTCCACTTCCGGCGTTCGATACTCCCGGTTGGAGAGAAACGGCACCATCTCGGTCACGGTATCGTCACGATCCGGGTAGTGAATCTCGCAAAGGCCGTTCTCGTAGTCGATGGAACTCACATAGCCCACTCTAACTTCGCTCATGCAAATTCCTCCTGTTCCACCTTGCTGGCCTTGACCTGGGTTTTATATCCGCCGGATGGCGAATAGCTATGTTCCATCTCGTCAATGAAGTATTTCCCGGCCATTTTCCCGAAGCCCACCACGTTGATGCACTGCGCCGATGCTCCCACCGGGTAGCCCGGAATCGTGAAGCTGATGGTCGTTGCGCCGTGGTTGGCGTTTTTGAGCTTGGCGATCAGCCGGGCTTTTGCGTCTGCCTCACTGCTCACCTTGCCGGAAAGTTTCAGCTGCCGTTCCTCGGTGCCCACCTTGACGTTGATATTGATTTTCTTGGTCTTGTTGGTATAGGTGTACACGCCGCCGGTGTAGGTGCCCGTCAACTTGGTACTCCACTTGAAGCTGCCCCGCTCCACGCACAGCGCGGTCGGATTCCCGGGCGGAGCCGCCTCGTATACCGTCCAGACCGCATCCTTCGCTTTGTACTTCTCCCGGTCATAGACCCACAGCTTTGCAGCGTAGGCCTTGATAACCAGGGCGTAGGTGTCGCAGAGGTCCTGCAGGAATGAACTGTCGGTGGCATCCTGTTCCTTGGCGTCAATGTCGTGGTCGTCGCCGTCGAACTCAAAATCCAGCCCGTACCGCCCGGCAATGGTTTCCGCAATTTTCTTCACGCTGGTCTTTTTCCAGGTGAAGGTGCGGTTCCGTTCACTGAAACTGGTATCGTTCGGCTTTGCCACGCCGCCCATTGTCAGGGTGTCCGGGGTGCTGGAAAAGCTCATGTCGTCCAGCACAAATGCGCCGCATTCGGCACTGTAATCCCGGTAGCCGCTGCTCACCCCTCCAATGTTCCAGTCCTTGACTACGATGGTCGGGTAGAGTTTCACGCCCTTTTCCGGCATCCAGTCATTCTTCCACTTGTCGGCTTTGGCATTCACCGTAATACTCACGCTGTCGCTCTGCGATGCTGCGGCATCTGTATACCGAAAACTTTCAATGTCAGGTGCGATCTCTGCCGAAACATCTTTTTTTTCATATTTCAGCAGGATCGTTGCCTGACGGCCTTTGGGTCTCGCTATTGCCAACATCATGCTCATGCCCCCGCTTTCCACGGCGGCAGGGTGCCGCTCTTTTCAGCCGGGAGAGTCGGTGTTGACAGCACCAGCCCGGAATCGAACCGGGTAAATTCGATATACTCAGGATTGGCCTGCATCAGCCAGTCAGCTTTCAACTCGCTGCCGTACACGGTGTAGGCGATCTGATCCCAGGTGTCGCCGGACTTCGTTGTGTACTCAAGTGCCATAATCCATACGCTTCCTTTCCCGTTCGTACTTCTCCACATACTCACAGAACCGCTCGTACCCGTCATCCATGAGAGAACGCAGGTCTTCCGGGTCCATGCTTCCGTAAATGATGAAGTTCGGAGCGTAAACATAGGTGTTGCCGCTGGAACTGGTATAGCTTCGCTGATAGCCTCCCGTTCCGCCGGGCTGCCCGGAGCCGGAGTTTGTGCCATTGTCGCCCGTGATGGACGGCACTTCCACCTCCTGCTGGTGATCCCGCAGGTTTTCCAGCATGGCAAGGTTCTGCCGCGTCAAGGCCGCATCGCCCGCCGTCGGGAAGAAGGTGAGGTTGCTCAAATCGTAACCGTCCAAATCAGACAGTCGCTCAAGCTGCGCCTGCGCCACATCTGCCCTTCGAGCAAAGCTCAATGCCTGCTGCACTCTGGAATTATCCAGCACCTTCTGCGCCGTTGCGTTGCCCGATGCCGCTGCACCTTCCAGTGCATCCGCCGCATAGTTGGCAAGTTCCGTCGTGCGCCGGAACGCCACACCGAAGTCAGAGCCTTGGATCATAGCCGATGCAATGGGAACGCCCAGCATCTTGCCAGCCTGCATCCATGTGTCGATGTTCTGCTCACGCTGAGAGCGGCGGAAACTGATGATTGCTTCGGTTCCTGCTTCGCCAGCCAGAGACGGCCCATTGGTAAAGCCGCCGTCCGCAAACTTCGGCAGGGTCACTTCGGTCAGGTTGAAGCCGAACCGCTTTCCGCCCAGAGCGGGCACCCAATCGGGAACCGTGAAGTTGATCTTGTTCAGTGTGCGGATGATTGCGTTCACCACGTTCACCACAACGCCGACAATGCCCTTCACCAGCCCGATGATGCCCAGTACCACAGGCTCCGCCACCGGCAGCAGCTTACCGATCACGTCAATTACCGTCTTGATGGCATTCACAAGAACTGTGCCCACCAGACTGACGACGGTAGAAAGCAGCGGCATTACCGCCGGGATGCCCTGGTTCACAACAAAGCCGAACACCTCTACCAGCAACGGCTTGATGTGGTTCGCTCCAAGGTCTACAATCTGGCCGAACACACCAGCAAAGGACTGGATCAGCGGCATAACCGTCTGGATAGCGGGCATCGCCGCACCGAACACATCACCGAGATTCAGACCGCCGATGTTGAAGCCAGACAATTTCTGCTGGATGCTCTGCAGCCCTTCCGGGGTGGTGAGCTGGCCGAAGACCTGCTTGATCGTGTCGCCGATGCCAGAGATTTTCCCGGTGAACTGATCGAAGACAGCAAGCCCACCCTCGCCGAATATCTGACCGACGATGTTCCGCACGTCTTCAAAATGGTCGCCCAGCAGAGATACCACCGCCACCATGGTTCCAAGGCTCGTAATTGCCGGGCCGAAGGTTCCAAGCAGCGACATAAATCCGCCGCCCAGCTTTCCAGCCACAGCTCCAATGCCGCCCGTCAGGTTCAGGCCGCCTTTGCCAAAGACAGCCTTTGCGCCAGCACCAAGGACGTTTCCAATGGTCGCCGTCGCTGTGCCCGCCGGGTTCGCTGCTGCGATCATGGCATTCATTGCATTGGTTGGAATGTTCGCCACATTGTTGATGTAGCCAGCCGCTCCGAAGATTTTCCCAGCAACGGCCTGCATCGGCTTTTTCTTCCCGCTCGTCAACGCATCCGAGTTCAAAGCACCGATCACGCCGCCTGCCAAAGAACTCAGCCGCCCTGCGATACCGCCTTGCCCGGAACTGTTCGCCATCCATGCGCCCATCTTTGCCGATTTCAGGATATTGCTACGATTGCTCCATAGCCCGCTGCCGCCGGAAACTGTGTTCTGGAAAAGGCTGGTCGGACTGAGCAACCCCATCAGGTTGCCGACGGTAATCCCGCCGAACTTTCCGCCCGGGGCACCACTGGCCTTGCCGCCCAGCGTCAGGTTCTTCACCACGCTCAGCGCAGTGCTTCCCGCGCTGTATGCAGTAGGAGCCATGCTCATAGCGGCCAGCGTTGCCAGAATTGCACCGATTGCGCCTGCGGCTTCCGGGCCGTGGTCGGTCAGGTAGTCAATACCCTGCTGAATCCATGGCAATGCTCCCTGTACCGCCCCGCCGATGCCTTCAACTGCCGTGCGCAGCAGGGGCAGGATGGAGTTTGCCAGATTGGACAGGTCGGGCAAACTCTCGTCGATTCCCTTGTAGATGTCCAGCTGTAGGTGGGTCAGTTCCTTTTGCGCTGGTAAGAGCTGCTCTCCAAGGTCTTGCATCAGCACAGTCTTGGCGTTATCCCGCATGGTGCGCAGGCTTTCTTCCGTTCCCGTGTTGATGGCAAACTCCCGCTCCATGCTGTTCGCATAAGCCGCCTCATCGCTGACTTCCGATAGGGTCTTCATCAGCAGATCAAGGTTGTTCGTTACCTTTGCCGATCCTTCAACTGCCCATTGGTTGAACAACGTGTTCAGCGCAGCGATTTTCCGTTCATCCGGCAGCTGGTTGACAGCACCGAAAACCTTCATCAAAGTTCCCGTGCCATCCTTCTGCATTGACTTTGCAACGCCCTCTGCCGTAAATCCCAGTTCTTCCCACATCTCCTTTTGAGCTTTCGTTGCACTGCTGCCCTTAGAAATGTTGGTATAGATTCTGGAAATCGTAGTGCCGGTACGTTCCGTATCAACGCCAGTAGCCTGCATCGCCGTTGCAATGGCCGCAGTGGTCGAGGGGTCAACACCGGCAAGCTGACCGATGGAAGCTGATTTGTTCACACTGGATGCAATTTCCGCCGCCGTGGTTGCGTTATTGGCACCCAAATAGTTAATCTGATTCATCAGCCGCATAACGTCGTCGTGGGAGTAATTGACCTTGTTTCCGTCAGCATCTCTCTTTGTGAAAGACGCTTCCCACTTCGCCATGTAGTCACCGGCGGTCTGGTCGTCCAAATCCATTGCCGTGGCTGCCACAGCGGTATCACGGAGGATACCAGTCTGGGTTTGCTCAGTCACGTCCTTGCCGGACTGACCCAGTGCAGCACTCATGGTCGTAAGCTGCTCTGTGGTGCGGGGGATGTCCATACTAAGCCGCTGGACGTAGTTCTCCATATCGGAGTAGTTCTGCTTGAACGTCTTCCCGTTATCGGCTATCGCATCGGACACCTTACCGCTGGCATCTGCCAGGCCGTTCACATAGCGCACGACCGGGGCCATCTGCGCTTCCAGCTTTGATGCTTCGTTCGTCACCTGCTTCATGCCTACCAGCACACTGCCTGTCAGCGTAGCGGCCAGTCCAAGCCCAGCCTTGCCGATAAGCCCCACCGTGTTGGCCACCGTACTCGCAAGAGAATTGGTTGTCCGCAGCCCGCCCGTCAGGGAGTTTGTCAGCCCCTTCACCTGGCTTATGCTTTTCGCCAGAGAGGGATCGACCTTGCCCATAATACGGATGCTGAGGTCTAACGCGCCATTTCCTGCCATACCTCGGACACCTCCTCACACAGCTGGATCAATTCTTTCCGCGGCATTGAAAGATAGTCGGTCATGTTAGAGTGTGTGGCAATAGACAGCTGAATTGCCGCCCGGCGCAGAGCCTTGGCTCCACCCTTTACTCGAAAAAATCAGCATCCACGGCATCACGCAGTTTTGCCGCCTCGCACAGGGGCAGACCCGTGAAAAAGTCCACCGGGTAGCCGGTGCCCATGCTGGCGATGATGCACACATAGGCATAGTTGTGCCCGGTGTTCACCGGGGTAAAGCCATAACCCGCCAGGCGATTCTCCGCCATGGATTCACTCATGGTGTTCAGTTCACCTACGCCGGACAGATCGACGCTCTCAAAGGTTTTTCCTTTGATGTCGGCTTTTTCCTCACCGTTGTAGGTGTAGGGCGCGTCGAACTTGACGATATGCTTGGCGGGGTCGCTCTTGGTCTTGGCGTTCAGGCTCAGCAGGATTGCCGTCTGCACCTGCTTGATCTTGGCGCGTGGCATGAGCTTGAAGAACTCAACGGGCTTGCCGCTGGCCTTGGTCGCCATCTCCTGTGCAAAGGACGTGGTTGCTTCCAGTGCAGCCAGAGAAGCAAGCTCGTTGGCGAGGTTCTTCTGGATGTCGATCATATCCTGGATCGTCAGCTTATCCATGCCGGAGAGGTCAACCTCGGTGTACTCGGTGCCCTCGAAGCTGTACGGTTTTGCGAACTTAACGATATTGCCCATCTTGATGTTCCTTTCTCTAAAAAGAATCAGCCGCCCCACAGTGGAGCGGCTGAATTTCCAACTTATCAGATCAGCGCGTTTACTTCGGCGAGGATGTCCTCACCATCAACATAGTAGCGACCAGCGTACTTGTCGATGTCGATGACGGTCACGCCGTCGATCTCGACAAGATAGCGGGTCACTTCCAGCGTAGTGGAACTGTCCATGGTGGATGCCCGCTTCAGCTTGCCGGGGTCAAGCTCTTTCGGCTTGCCGCCCAGCACAATGCGCAGGCCCTTGTAAGTATAGCCGCCGTCTTTGTCTTCGTTCTGCATAGCAGCACGAAGGGTAATCTGCACAGAGCGGCCGGGATGCAGCATCTTGGTGGCATAGCTGTACAGCGTGTTCCAGGTCAGGGTGGCTTCCATGCTCTCAAACTGACCCGGCACAGGGCTGTCAACATCGCCGCCGATACCCATGCCGTTGACGGTGGTGGTCTTGTTTTTGATCTTGGGCAGCGTGACTTCATCTGCCAAGCCGATCATCTTGTCGTCCCCGGTGTAGGCATTGTAGTTATTAACGACCTGGGGGACGAGGTTGCTCGAAATATTCAGGCTCATCGTTCATATCCTCCTATCACAGATTCAGGGCAGTAACGAGCGAGGATGCCTCATACTCCATCGTGACATTCACCTGTTTCAGAGGCGGGAACGGAGTGCAGTAGAGGTAGAAGTGGTAGTGACCCGCTACCAGTTCCGCAGCGGTGTTTTTCTCGGTGTCAGCTACCATGCGATAGCTTGCGCAGGCTTCCTCGGAAACGTACTTGCTGCCCTTCATGTTCTCGCTGTCAATGATGGACTGCAGCCGCTTGGGGTTCATGGGCTTGTCCAACTTGCTCATGTTGTCCAGAACAAAGCTGGTCCATGCGTAGTTGAAGAAGCGGCGGATGCACAGGAACATATCCTTCGGGTCGGTGTTTTTCGGGTAGGCTGCAGTTTCATTGCCCCAAATTACAAAGTCGGTGCCGGAGCGGATGAAGGTTGCAATGCCCAAGTCGTTCAGGAAGGTGCCCTGTTCCTGATCCATCAGCACTTCCGTGCCGTCTTCCAGACAGGCGGCAGAGATGGGAATTGTGACATTAGAAGGGCTTGCAACGGGGCGGTCGCCGTTCTGACTGTCGTTGTACACGGTCGCCGCTGCCGCCATGGAACTGCCGCTGTACACGGTTTCGCCAACCTTGACGTACAGCCACAGGGCGTACGCCTCGCGGGAGGTCGCCGTCTGCTTCGTCTTCTGCTCCGCAACATCGGTGTACTTCTGTGCGCCGTCAGCACTGCAGTCCAGGTCGATGAAGCACACGGCATTGAACAGGCCATTGATCTTGCGGCACTTGGCCTGCAGCGCAGCGCAGACCTGTGCGTTTTTGGAGAAACGCGGGGCCAGCAGGATGCCGGGTGCCTTGCTCAGTTTGGGGTAGACCTGGCGGACCACCTCAAGGCCGGTCTCTGCGCCAGTGGCAGCGTTCACACCGCCAACAATATCATCGGCAGTCACTTTGGACGCATCCAGGATGGAGCCGGAAACGGTCAGGGTGGTTGCGCCGTCGCCTGCACCGTCGGTGATAAGCGCAAGGTTCACAGTACCGTCATCGTTGAAGCTGGCGATGTAGTCCACATCTGCCGTCAGCGTGGTGGTGTCTTTCTTCACCACCAGCTTTTCCAGCAGAATGCCCACTTTGTCGATCTCAGCAACGCCATCATTGACCTGCACAGAGGTTTCGTCCAGGGCGGTGATGTGCTTCTTATTTTTCGGATCAAGAACATTGATTACGACGATAGGTGCAGTGCCAACCACCTGGAAGTTGGCGGAGATTGCCTCGCAAAGGGTGTACTTTGCAAAATCGCTGGACCAGCCCACCGCTGCCACAGCCTCCTTGTAGGTGCTGACGTACAGCGGGGTGTTTACTGCCGCCGCCGGGTTTGCCAGCTGGTTGACAGGGGCAGTGCCAACGATGATCTGTAAGCCAGAGCTGACCTGTACCGGCGCGGAAACGCTGGTGGTCGCTTCGGTCAGATTAAAGCCATGAGAAACAGCCATAGTTCACATCCTCCTTACTCTGCTGCCGCAGTGTTCGTGACAGCATCTTCCAGCAGAGCATCCGCCCGCTGATAGAGGGTGTTCTCCCTGGTGCCGTCCTGCTCGACCTTCACCCGCATCTCTGCGAACTTCTCACGGGGAACCGTCAAGGCTTTCAGCACAGGGATTGCCTCCATCTTCTCCGCCAGCTTCGCGGGCACACCGCCCACAAAAACGGTGTACTGCGGAGCCAGACCTTTGATGGTCGGGCCACAGTACACCACAGCTTCCTCCTGCACCGCCGCGGCTTTCTTTGCCGCCGCAGTGGTTTTCTTTTCGTCACTCATATCAGAGCCTCCACTTCTTCATTTTTCAAACCATTCGGGGTTTTGCAAATGAGGTTCACGATTCCCCAATAGTAGTAATCCGCGTCATCGTCCGAAAGCTCCCATTTCCTGGGGTATGACACTTCAAAAGCACCGCCGAAAATCGGCTTCCGCTTGAAGTGCTGCATAATAGTTTCTTTCACGTTCACGGTGTCTACATACCCTTGTCGGTCAATTCCGCGGTCATAGCAGCAGATCACAAGCTGCAACAGGACAAGTTGCGGGTCATGCTCGTTGTCCTGTTCGCCGCTGCTCTCGATTACGATGATGCAGGGGTAATGGGAATCGTTTGTATCCGCCTCATCATCGTCGGTCGTCTGGATCGGCAGGAACTGTTTGAAGATTTGCAGGGGTTTGGGGCTTTCCTGCCCGCCAAACGTCATTCCCCGGAAAAGTTCAGTCAATTCGTCGATCATGGCCTGCTGGCACATCTCGCTGGTATATCCAGCGATTTTCTCCGCCATATCAGATCACGCCCTTTCGCTTCGCATTGGCAATCAACTGCCGAACGCGCCGTTCGGTGTTGTCCTGCAACATCTGCTCCACTGTCTGTTCCTGCATCTCCCACACAGTATGGTGCATGGCAGAGCCAGAAGGGCTGGGCATCGTCACAAGTTTCTCATTGGGCTTCCAGCGTTTCTTGCCGCTGGCGGTATAGTCTTTGTCAGCCGGTACGCCAAGCTGCCGCTGAACCATACCGATATGCCCAGACTGGAATTTCACAAGGAAGCCCTTGCTCTTGCTGCTCGTGCCGCCAAGGTCAATCATCGGGCTGCCTTTCAGGACGTGTGCCTGGAAAAATGGCGGCGCATTGCGGACAGATGGACCCATATAGGGTTTTGTGGGGCTGGTTCGGAAATAGCCCAGGTCTGCCCGGAATGCGCCGGGGTCGTTTTTCATAATGGCAAGGATTGCCGCCGGGCGGCGGTTTGTGGCTTTCTGCCTTTGGCGCAGGTCTTCGATCATGCGCTTTCCAGCAGCATTGAGATCATACCGTTCCTTCACTTCCTGCAGCATCACCTTTCTGGTCTGCCGCGCCGTGGTGTTGATCGCCACTTTCAGTGCCGCCGGGGTTTTGTCCGCCAGCACTCCGAGGGCACGGGCAACCTGTTCATCGTCGATAGACAGCGTGGTGCTGGAAGCATCGTAGCTGGTTTTGAAGTAGGCCACTTATCTCACCCTCTCACGCGCTCAAGCTCCATGCGGTATACGCCGGCTTTCAGAGAGCAGGATTTGATCTTGTAATCCCGCTTCTTATCCAGCGTTATGAGCTTATCGTTCTTCGGCATAGGACCGTAGTCCTCCTTCTTGACATACAAGAGCAGGTCAGCCTTGTACATTCCCTGGTCGAAGCTCTGCTTTGCGCCGCCTTCCCAGTGTGCTGCACGTTCGGTCACGCCGGGGTGCTGGGTAATGCAGGTCATTTCTTTCCCGTCGATGTAGCGTTTCTCGGCGAACTCGTCCAGGTTAAAGAAAACGGTCTGCACATCCTGCGCCACAAAGTCCTTGAACGTGGGCAGCTGCAATGGGGTGTCGGGTGTGCCGTACTTGTCATCCACGTCCAGCATGGTCTTAGCAGACCTCCGCAACGAGCCAGCTGTCCACCTTGTCAGGAATCGTCAGCGGGCGTGTCTGCAGTTCGAGAATCATACGGTCAGGACCGTGCTTCACATAGGTACGCAGCAGGCGCGGGGTCTGTGCGGTGATGGTGCGCTTGGTGTCGTCGATGTACGAGGTCAGCGCATAAGCCCGCATAAAGCCCGGATTAGACGGCAGCAGAGCGACCTTGTTGTCGTCCACCAGCCGCTTGGTGACGGGGTTGGCCGGATCAGTCCAGTTGTCCAGATAGACTTCGCCGTAGCTGTAGATGTCCAGGTTGGGCTTGTTCAGGTGACCGATGTAACGCACACCGTTGGGCAGGTCCTTGGGGTCAATCTTACCCAGTTCGATGCGACGGTTGTCCAGCATCTTCTGCACCTCGGCATCTGCCAGGAAGTTCCGCAGGGCAGTCTTGCCCATGACGGCGTGATCCACATTGGCAAAGCCGTTCGTCAGCACCTGATCCACCCAGTCTTCCAGATCGTCCAGCGGCTTTGCGGCAGACTTGCCCCACTGCTTGGTTCCTTCCAGCTTTACCTTGTTGGTGAAGCCGAAGTCGATGACCTTACTCACACCGTTGCCGATAATGGGAATCTGGCCGTCCATGATGGTCTTGACGGCCATCCACTCCTCGCGGCGGGTAGCAGCATCGTCCAGACGCTTATAGTCCTCGATCAGCTGCTGTGCGGCGCGTTCCTCCGGGGTCTTGCCGGAGTACAGGTCTTCGCCGGGTGCGCGCTCCAGAGCATCATTGGCGGTGGTGATCGTCAGCGGGTTGATGAGGGGCGGGGTAAAGCTCTCGGTCTTGTAGCCCTGATCGCGGAGTACCTGACCGCCCACCAGCGGATGCACGAAAGATGCCATCTGGCGGTCACCCTTCACGATGTCGATGTCCACACCCTTGGTCGGGAAGGTCTTGATGTTGCTGAAATAGGTATCAAGGAAGAAGGTATGCACCGGGGGAGTGGTGCGCACGACCTCTGCCAGATACCGGGGATCGTAAATGCTTACTTCGTTAGCCATAGCTTTTTATCCTCCTATCACTTCAGGAAAATGCCCAGGTTGCGCAGGGCAACTTCGATGTCCGCTGCTTTCACGCCCTCGGGCAGCACCAGCGCATCGGCGAAGAACTCACCCGTCAGATAAACAGGAACTTCCTCACCCGCTTCGGCACTGTCTGCGGTAATGCCGTACAGCCCGGTAACGGACAGAGGATTGCTGCCGTCCACCTTTGCGATGGGCTTCACCTCGTCACTGTCCAGCAGAACCGGGGCGTGTGCTGCAACTGCTGCGCTTGCCTTTTTGGTGGCCTTGGCAATGCCAATGGTCGCGCCGGCAAGGAAATACTCCGGCGCAGTGCTGAACGTCTTCTTTTCCAGATCCATGCTCATAGCCTTGTCCTCCTTACTTCACGCCGTTCACCTTGTGGATGGCATCCAGCAGGGCGTTGCCCTTTGCGTTCTCCGGCTCAACATCTGCGGGCGGCGGGTTGCCGATGGCGTTTGCGCCAGAGTTCTGTGCTGCGGCCTGCGCCTGTGCCAGGTAGGTCTTGCTCTGCGTCTGCTGCTTGGCCTTCATGTTGGCGATGACGGTCTTGGCATAGGATGCAGAATCCACCGGCTTGGTGAACTTGGCTTCCTCCGCCTGATCCTCGGTGCCCGGGATCGTGATGGCCTCGATTTCTTGAATGCGGGTGCGCTCTGCAACGGCGGCGTCATTCTCGATCTGCGCCACCATATCAGGGTACGCCTTGCGGAGATCATCCTTGGTCTTGATTTCCATGTCTTTTACCTCCCCATGGTCGTTGTGTTCCGGCGGTTCCGCCGGGTGGTTATTTTCAGGCCGGACGGCGGGCGGTTTAGCCTTTGCCCGGTTTCTGACAAATTCGGGTGCCTCGTTGAAAGGCAGGTGGGTGCCGACGCTGTTGACGAACAGGATGCCGTTGCGGTTCTCCACCACAGCGTCTTCCTCAGCGTCGTCCACCTCGTCCACAAAGCCGTTTTCCTTGGCTTCGTCTGCCGTCCACCAGTTTGTTTCATCCATCCACTTTGCGCACTCATCCGCATCATGGCCGGTCTTTTTGGCATACAGAGATACAATGCTCTCCCTGGTAGCATCCAGAGCTTTCAGGTAGTTCCGCATCTCGTCCGCCGTCAGATACCCGCACAGCCCCATGCTGACCGGGTGGACCATGTAGGTGCTGTCCGCTGCTGCCACCACCTTGTCGGCGTGGCAGGCAACGATGGTGGCAGCACTGGCGCACAGGCCGTCGATGTGGGCGGTCACAGTGGCAGCATTGCGGGCCAACTGATTGCCAATGGCCTGAGCTGCAAAAACATCACCTCCGCCGGAGTTGATGTACACGGTGATTTCGGTCACATCGCCCAGAGCGGCGAGATCGTCCGCAAACTGTTTCGGGGTAACTTCATCACCCCACCAGCTCGTTTCAGAAATATCGCCGTAAAGAAAAAGCTCCGCTTTCTGGCTGTCAGCCAGATTGCAGAACTTCCAGAACTTGTTATTTGTCGTCTTCGGGGTCGTCTTGGAACTGGGTTTGCCCATCGCACCCTACCTCCTTTATTTTCTCCATTTCGGACTTGCGCTGGCGCATATTTGCCCGCCAGCTTCCGCCGGTCATCTGCGCAGTTTCCTGCTCGGCAGTGCTGATGCCCTTGTCCATGCGCAGGATCGCCGCCTCGATTTCCTTCTTGGCGTCAAGGTTCGTCCGAGCAGGTCCGTTCCAGATGCAGCCCGTATAGGCTTTTGCAATGGCCGGGTCATCAAAAAAGCCCGGGGCATTGATACGCCCACGGGCTACCGCCTCGGCAAACCACTTCTCGTAAGTCGGTTGGCAGAAATCGTCTGCAAAGCTATCCCGCATCACCCCGCACGTCCTCCAAAATTCATTGAGGGAGCCTCTGGATGCAGAATAGTTGGAGCTGAATTTCTTGTACAGCACTTCACTTGGCACTTCGATTCCCGTTGCAACCTGATTCGACATTGCCGACATAAAGCCGTCGTATGTCGTGGTCGGGTGCTTCGGGTCGATCAGGTTCGCCTTTTCGCCCGGGGCGAGATCAAACACCGCTGCCGGGCCAAGGTTGATTGCCAGTTCATCGGGAGGGGTATTCGGATCAGCAGCTTTATCCTGCGGTTCTTCGCCAAACGGTGCCTGGTTCGTTTCTGCATCTCGCTGGATGAACAGCGTTGCAGACGACGAAACAATGGCCGCCGCCAGTTCCGCTTCCGTGTACCGCCCCATCTGTTTCAGAGTGGGCAATACCGGGGCAAGGATCGGAACGCCCCGCCGCTGCCCGGCGCGTTCTCTCTGCGTGATGCACAGGATGTTCGGTGCGCCAGTTGCCGGGTCGTGGGCTTCTACTCGGTTCCATGCCAGCGGCACCGGGTTGTCATATTCCAGCGGGTGCCGATTGGCGACCCAGTAAGCGATTATTTCTCCGGCCTCATTTGTTTCCACGCCCTGTACGATCTGGAACACATCTTCGCCGCCCACCTTGCAGGGTGCCAGTCGGTCCGAACGCCCAGGGCTGCACACCTGGTCCGCTTCGATCAAGCGCAGCTGCAAAGCATACGGCCAGTTCGGGCGTTCTCTGTACTGGACTGCGGCAAAAGCGTCACCGTTCATCAGAAAACTGGTGAACGCCAATGTCTGCATCCGCCAGAAATTGTCCATGCCGCTTGCATCGCAAGCCGTGCTGTCTGCCCAGAGATTAAATTCCCGGGTGATCTGCGCTTGCAGCTGGTCTGCCTGTTCTTCGGTCAGATGCAGATAATCTGCATCGACCTGCGGCGTTGGCACAAGACCAGACCCCACTACGTTGGTGCGCAAAGTCTTCAATGCGCCAGCCGCCAGAGGGATACCCATGTAAGCATCCCGGCTCCGCTTGCGCAGGGTATCAAGGTTGTCCTCGATGTCCTCTTTTGACGATCCGCCGCCGACATGCCAGCTGCGCATGGCTCTGGACGTATGGGATGCGCCATAGTTTCCATAGCCCGTGCCGTTGTTCAGGATGGACAGGGCTGCTCTGGCCGTGGCGCGTCGATAGCCCGCAATGGGGGAAACCGCCGCGATTGCCTTATCCAGAATATTTACCATGGTTCCCACCGTCCTTACACATCATGCGGGGCGAAATGGTAGATACGGTTTCTGCCCCGCCCCTGTTCCTCCCGCTCGGCTTCTGCCACCTTGCCCTCCCAAAAGGAAATGCTTTCCCGGATTTGTTTCAGGCTGGCGCGGGTAAGCTGCATCTGCTCGATCTGGTAGCTCTGGCCGGTAGAAACTGCTTCCTCCGCCTTGAGCCACATCTCCAAATGCTGCTTTGCGATTTCTTTTGATATGATCGACATCGGTTAAATTCCTCCCGATCTTCTTCTGCGGTACTGGTGCTGCGGCTTTGCCGGGCGCGGTGCATCCTCGCCCGGGATTTCCAGGCCGGGGGGATTGCTGATTTCCAGCGCGGCGGTGGCATAGTTTCTGATGTCAAAAGCCTCATTGCGCTTCTGCGCCGGGTCTTTCAGCTCCCACCGTTCCACCTTGCGCCCGCCCTTCCAACGGGTCACTTTATGCTCTGCCGTCAGCATCTTAAAATAATTCTCGTCATAGCCTGCGTCCTGCCCCGCCGGGAAGTGACAGTAGTTCGGACCCTTGATAAGCACTTTCAACCGGGCAAGCACGGCATTTTTGCCGGTGTCAACGCCCAGCACAAAAAGCTCACCGCCGACGCGGTTATTCTTGGTCGGGTTTCGGATGTAGGGTACATCCATACCGCCACGGCCTTTGATTGCCCAAATGTGGCGGTCTTCCCGCTCTTTGCAAAATCTGATGACCTGATCCGGGAAATGTCCGCCGCTGTCCATGCAGGCTGCACGGATGGAAAGCTCTGTGCCATCCCGCTTCTTCCATGTGGTGGAAAGGAAATCGTCAAGGTCAGCCCATACCTGGCCCCGTTTCAGGTCGCCGTAAATACGTTGGTATCGGATGCCCCAGCTTTCCTTGCCGATACCCCAGCCCACGACTTCCGCCTCAAAGCGGTTGTCTTGGGTATCAATGCCGCAAGTCAAGTAGAGAACGCCGTCTGGCACCTCGGCCTCGTAGAACTCGCGGCGGTCGATCAAGGCGGTGGTTTCTACCGTTTCGCCCGGTTCCTCCCACGGCAAACCCAGGTTCGTGTTCACGAAGACCTGCATCTTCTCGTAGTCGCCCCGGGAAGCGTCCAGATCAGCCGCAATGAATTTCTCGACGATCTCATTCCAGCCGCAGAGCGTTGACCCCATTTTGTTCATGTGGAAGCCCCGGACTTTCCGTTCAGGGTGTGCCGCCACCCACTTGCCGTGGATGCTGTTTTTCTTCCACCTGAACTCATTATCCAGGCACCCACATTCAGCGCAGCGGTATTGTACGCCGCCCTTCGGCCACTTCTCCTTGTCGAACACCATCCCATCCCACACAAAAGGCTGGTACTTGCCGCAGTTTGGGCAAGGGACGTTCCATTCCTCTTGTGTGGAAGCGTTGAACTCGTCCAGGATACGGCTGCTGGCTTTGGTGGTCGGGGTGGAAACCAGCACCGTTTTGTGATCCCAGTAGGTGGTCTGGCGTTCCTCGGCCAGCATGATCGGGTCGCCCTCTTTGCCAGCACTGGCTTTGTAGGCGTCCACCTCGTCCGCCAGCAGCACTTTGATGGGGCGGCCACGAAGATCGGTCGGCGAGTTTGCGCCGATGATCGTCAGCTGTCCGCCGGGGAAATTTTTCTTGGTGATAGTGTTGCCGGAGTAGCGGCTTTTGTTGTCCACCAGCCCCCGGAGAATCGGCGTATCCCGGATCATGGTTGCCAGACGGTCTTTTGAAAAGCTCTCGCCCAGGTTCACGGTGGGCTGCACGATCATAATGGGAGCCGGGTAGTAACTCATGTAGAAGCCGACGGTGTTGAGGATCAGCCCCTCCGTTTTCCCGGCCTGGGCGCACATCATCGCCACCACCTTGCGGATATGGACATCGCCGATTGCGTCCATGATTTCCCTCTGAAAGGGGGCGTTGTCGGTGTTCCACTGGCCTTTTGCCGAAGACGCTTCGGCGGACAGGCGGCGGTATTTATCCGCCCACTGGCTCAGTGTCAGGTTCGGGGGCGGTTTCAGCGTTCCCAGGACCCGCTCGAACAGCTGCAGCGTCTGCGGTTCCATGTGGATCATCGCCATTGCCGCCGCCTCCCTTTTTGACGCACTGCCGGAACGGGCAGAACGCCGTGATCTCGTTCAGCCGGGTGCCCCATACGCAGCCCCGGCATTTATTCTTCCTGCTCATCTTCGGCAGCCTCCCCCTCGGGTGCTTGCAGGGCAATATCGGGATCAGACAGTTCCACCAGTGCCTCTTGGATGGCCTTGCGCAGGATGTCGCTGGCATCCGCCGGGTCGGTCAGCTGGGCCATGGTGTCCGCATACTTGGTCGGGATGGCTTCCAGCCTGTCCTTGAAATTTGCAAAGGCGGTCTTCAAGCCGTTCTCGATGTCCTCCGTGCGGTGGAGGTTTCCCTTGGCTTCCTCCATCTTCATCTTCTCGATCTTGCCCCGGGTTTCCTCCCGGTCCGCCCGGGCAGCGGCCAACCGGGATTGGTCGTCCTTGGTGCCGCCGGTCTTGTAGGCGACGTACTGCCGCACCACTGTTTTCAGGTTGAAAATGCCCGAGCGTTCCTCGGTCAGCACGCCTTCATCCCGCAGTTCCCTCACCCGGCGTTCTGTCAGGTTCAGGCAATCCGCGATTCCCTTAGTCGTGAACAAGGCCATCTTTGTCACCGTCCTCCGGCACTTCGCCCGTTGCTCTGATCCGCAGCAGTTCCAACCGCTGCTTTTCCAGTTCCATGCGGCGGTCGGATTCCTCCGCTGCCCGTAGCGCACCGGCAACAGCAGCAATGCGCCCCTGGGTCTTGTACAAGGCATCCTGCAATTTCAGAATGCGGGCAAAGGGAGTATCACGGCTGTACATTCCCATGGTCTGCACCTTGCCGTCTTCCTTCTTGCCACCCTTCCCGGTCTTGCCCGGCACACGCATATCCAACACGCTGGATGTTATCAGCGTGTCAGGGTCCATGTCCTCGTATTCTTTGATCTTTTCCAGAATCTTCAATTCCCGCAGTTTGAGCAATCCCATCTCGTGCTGCAGGGCTTCCACGCCGTTCCGGGGTGCCGTGTCAAAGGCATCCTGTTCCGCCGTGGTGAGCTTATCAAAGAAGATTCGGGAATAGGCACCGTCCTTCTCGGCGTTCAGGTTGCCCGCCGGTGCCCCGCCGCCGCTGTTGCCCACGGCATTCTGGTTTCCCGGCTGTCCGCCGGGTTTCCTGCCGGTGGGAGTATCCCACCCGTCTTTGGACTTCCACCGCCGGACGGTATCGTACTTGAGGTGCAGATCATCCGCCAGCTGCCGAAGATTGACTTCGCCGCCCTTTTCCTTCCGGGCCATGTACTCAGCGCGGGCGGCTTCTCGCTCATCGCTTCGCCTTGCCATTTATGACCCCTCCGTTTTTTGAGCAATAAAAAATGCCCTGCCAGACAAAAAATCTGACAGAGCATCTATGTGGTGCCGCCGGTCCTGCGGCACACCCGGATATGAGAAAAGCCCCTCGGTGCTTCCACCGTGGGGCTTCTTTCATAAATCCACTGTACCAATTATACCACTAAAAACGTCTCATAGTGTCTCATCTTTTGCCCCAAAAGGCCGTTTCGGGGCTTGCAAATGTAAACATTCTGTGAACTGCCACCATTTTGCCGCCCTCGGCAAGATGGTTTTTAAGGTGATTCTGTTAATCTCAACAAAATCGAAACATCATTCTGTACAGTCATACAGCAGCGCACCCATCGACGCTGTACACAAAACATAGTCGTGATCCACATCGTTCAGGATGTTTATTACCGATACATAGTCGCCATACCCGTTTTCTACCAATTTATCCTGTATGGTCTTGGACGCTTCAACTGTTGTCGATACAATATTCTTCCACGCGTTTTTCTGTGCCGCATTTCCCGACTTCGCCAGCGTAGCGCACATTGCATTGCCATCCGACCAGATATAGATTGTATACCCCGAATCGTCCTTTTCCAGTTGATAGTCAGAGCCAAAACCACGCTCTAAAGCATTTTCAAGCAATGCGGTCATCTCATTCTCTGAAATTTGATGGGAAGATTCGTTTTCTTCACTTACGGCTGTGTATGGATATTCCAGATAAACATACTGCGCATTTGAATCGTCTTTTTTTCTGACCAGTTCTCCTGTAAGGCATTCACCCTCAATTCCAACTTCGTTAGATACGCCGTTCCAAAGCTGGTCTTTCATGTCCATTGTGACGGTGAAAACGTATTCTCCCTGCAATGGCCTGCTTCCATGAAATGCGTCATTGCTTTCTGCTGTTCCATTTTGCACTTTAACCGTTTCGCTTTTCTCAAAGTCATTTCCTACTAAGCTAAATCGCAGTGTCGCACCCTCCGGCAAATTGGTATGAACGACAAATATAGGGGCATCGCTTTCTCCATTTGTCTCCACATTCATTTCCACGGGGAACTGCTTTAGCTTGTACGAAGTGATTTCAACTGGAACATTGCTCTCCCACGCCTGATCCTTTTTATAATTATCCTCGCCGTCAATGGTAATGCTTTCCACCTTGTCATTTTTAGACAACGAGACCGTTTCAACTTCTTCCGTTGTTATTTCAGTAAAGCCAGCAGTCTGCAATTCAGAGATGGCATCTTCCAAAGACAGCTTTTTACAATCCGTGCTGCTGAATGGTGCCTTTGCTGGATTTTTCAACCCGCAGCCCACCATAAAGACACAACAAGCAACTGTGGTGGCAAGAGCTACGAATCTCTTACCCCCCCCCCCCGGGTATTTTGAACATCATTTATAAACGCTCCTTTCAATTTTGCGTTATTTTTATTATGGCATAGTATCCATGTGCTGTCAATGCACATAATCGCCTGTGTTCATCAGGCTTTTTTGTGATTTTTGACCCCCACCCTTATTTTTCGGGCCGGAGGGGGGAAGCCCTTCAAAAAAATTGACACCTAGAAAACTTTTGGGGCTTCGGAACCCGCATTCGCCCCGCCCCGGGGGGGCAGTACCTTCCTCATCGGGGCGGCCGCGGTGCCGGAGAGGGCCGAGGCCGGGCCGGAGAAGGAAGGGGGCAGGGGGATAGATAAGGCGAGTTCTAGCCCTCTAGGTCTAAGCCCTAAGCCTAAAGCCATATCCCGTTAGGTGGAGAATCTGACCCCTCCGGCGTTGGGCTGGCGGCGGGGTGCTGGCGGGCTGGCGGCTGGCGTTGTCGGTAGGTCTGGCAGGGGTGCGGGCAGCAGGGCGGCGGGGTCATCAGGGCGGCGGCGGGGTCCGGCTGGAAGGAGCAGGCCGGGCAGGTGATCGGGCGGGCGGTCCGCTGCTCATCTGGCGGGCCGACACCGCCCAGGCCGGGCAGATCGGGCAGGTCGTCACCGTGTGCGGTGCGGTCCTTCCCGGTGCTGATCGGGGCGGCGGCAGTCCTTCCCGGTGCTGATCGGGGCCGGCCGTGGGTAGAAGAAAAGCCAGGGCGGGCGGCGCAGGCCGTTCACTCTGGCTTTTTCGTTTCTGCTGCTGATCGAGGCGGGGGCGGGTCCTTCCCGGTGCTGATCGGGGCCGGGGCCGTCTGGCACTGGTTCCGGCTGCACCTGATCCACCCGCACGGGGCACTCGGCACGGGTCCCGCTGGCACCGTTCCGCCGGGTCAATTTTGCCGTTTGCCGGAGGGTTTCTACTCTCCACCTAACGGGAGTGAGAAGCAGGTGTAGGGCTTTAACCTAGCAGGTTCTATGCCGCCCTATTATCCCCCCTTAGCCCCCTTCTTCCCCGGCTTTGGTGTTGTGTTCCGGCCACTCGTGCCCCTCTTGCTCCATCCGGGCGCGGACTGCCTCAAGAATATATTTTTGCAAACTCTTTCCGCTTGCCTCAGCAGCCGCGCGAATCGCTGCGCCTTCTGCTTTCAGCGGGCGCACGTTGATATAATCGCATTTTGCCGTATAATTTGCGTTGTTTCGTTTTTTTGCTTCTGTTATCGCCATATTATTACCCCTGTTTATTTTTAATTAAAATACCACACCGAGCCAAAACATTCAATCGTGCAATTTGCACAAACTTCAGCCGTGCCGATTTGTGCAAAACGGAGAAAGCACGGTTGAGTTCTTGACAATCGGCATTCAACCGTGCTACTATGCAGCCACAGCAAGCGAGCCGGACGACAAGCCGGAGCGGTTGCGAGTAAGCCGAAAGGAGAACCGACACATGAGCGCAAATTTTTTCAAGCTCCCCGAATCCGTCAAGCGGCGGATTTGGGCGGAACTGCTCGAACAGTGGGCAAAAAGAAAGCCCGCCACCCACTGAGCAGGTGACAGGCTTGCAAGATGAATTTCCGAACGTCCATCTTGTAAGCCAGTTTACCACAGATCGGGGGTGATAGTCAAGCGGATACCCCAGCAGGGCCGCACCGCTCAAAGCGGCCCCGCCCCACTACCCCCGCAGCCCGCCCGGGGGAAACCGAAAAAGAAAAAGAGAATTGGAACAAGAAAAATTC